GTGTGGCAAGGATTCAAAGCCCTCGACAACGCCCTGCCCGACTGGTGGCGCTGGATGGTCATGGCGACTGTCGGCGTGTCCTACGGCCTCAAGCCGTTCACCAAGCTCAAGAACCTTGGGAAATCGAAATGAACAACCTCCGTCCCTGGGCGCGCTGGCTAGTCGAACGCCGACTCAAGTGGCTGGTACTCGTCGTCGTGATCCTGCTGTTCCCCGCCCATCTCCTCGTGTACCTCGCGCCTGCTGCTGGTGACGCCTTCGCGTCCTGGTGCGACACGCTGCGCGACGCCAAGAATCTCTAAGGAACCCTATGCCCCCGAAGACCACCACCACGAAAGCCGAGCTGCAGCGTCAACTCGAAGTCATGAGCCACGCCGTCCACAATATGAAGGATGCGCAAGTCCTGAAGGTCGGTGCCGAGACCGTTATTGACCACATGGGTTCGATGACTGGCCGCCTGCACATGGAACAGCTCGATCACATCCGCGCTGCTACGCGTCGGCGCTTTGCACACGAACTGGCCGACATGCTGATTAACACCGGCATGGTCAAGATGACCGAGTTCATGGAAGACTGCCCGCGTCGTTATGCGCGCGTGCTTCGCATCGAAGGCTCGCTGTCGGTTTGCTGACAATCCTCATCGACGCCGACGTTCTCCGCTACCAACTGTCGTTCAAGAACACCAAGACAGTGAAGTGGGAAGACGAGGACGACGGCGCTGAGGTTGTAGTCGCAGAGGTCACCAACCCCGAAAAGGCGAAGGCCGACCTGGACGACTATATCGAGGAGCTGCTGGAGAAGTTCGGCACACGCGAGTTCCTGCTACCCCTCTCGGTCTCCACCAACTTCCGCAAGGGAATCCTGCCGACCTACAAGGGCAACCGCACGAAGCCGAAGCCGGCCCTGTGGAACGCAGTCGATGGCTTCCTGCACGAGCTGTACCCCGAGAAGATCATCACCCGCGAATACCTCGAAGGCGATGACATCCTGGGTCTCCTCGCGACCATGCCGAAACCCCGACTGGCACCCGGCAAGCGGATCATCGTGTCCATCGACAAGGACATGCAGACGATCCCCGGTCGCCTGTTCAATCCCGGCAAGCCCGACATTGGCACCCGCACGATCAGCGAGCACGAAGCCAATCTGTTCTGGATGAAGCAAGTGCTCACCGGGGACACCGTAGACAACTATAAAGGCTGTCCCGGCATCGGCCCCAAGAAAGCCGATGAGTTCCTTGTGCCGGTGCATGAGGCCCTGATGGGCCTGTCGGTAGAGGAACACTTGGCCGCCCTGTGGGCAACCGTGCAGATGGTCTACGAGTCCAAAGGCCTCACCGCTGCGGACGCGTTAGTCCAGGCCCGTTGCGCGCGAATCCTGCGCGACGGTGATTACAACTTCAAGACCGAGGAGGTCAAACTCTGGACAACACAGTAAAAACGGGAATCAAGCACGATGCCGGTAAGGCACCGCTCAGCCTGATCCCCGCCGATGCCATCACCGAGATCGCAAACGTCTTCGGTTTCGGCGCTCAGAAGTATGCCGCGTTCAACTGGACTGGCGGGTTCGACCATCGGCGTCTGTACGACGCCATGCTTCGACATACGTTCGCTTCGTTGGCCGGGGAAGATACCGACCCGGAGAGCGGCCGTGACCATCTGGCGCATGCAGGATGCTGCATCTTGATGCTGCTGTCTCATCGGCTGCGCGGCCTCGGTACAGACGACCGTGGCCCGAAGGAACAAGTGCGCGTGGCCTCCGTAGATTAAGGCTGCGTGGCTAGTTCTTTGGTTGCGTTTTCAACAATTCGCATCCGAAGGCCGACTAGCGTCTCGATACCAAGGATGGTTCTGAGCTGTTGAAGTGCCGTGTTTACAGCTAGCTCGTCGGTAAGTTGCTGGCCCGACCATTCCTTCATATTAGCTACCTTCGCAAACGTTCGGTACATCTCCTCAAGCACTTTTTGGCGCTCGGCATTTGGGGGTATGGACTCGTCGTAAACAATGCTCGCACCCATCGCAAGCTCCAGCAAAGCCTTCTCGAACTTTTGCAGCTGCGAATCAATGTCTTTTGTGAGCCACACAACGTAATCGTGCCTGAGATTCGACAGCTTACTGGCCTGGTCGCGAACGTCTTTTGTCGGCCCTTTGCGGAATAGCTCAAAAAGAGCCTCAAGCAGTCCTTTCGCGTACGCCTCGCTGAACTCCACATGTTTATCGAAAGCTACGGCGGCCATGTGCGATGTGGCGGCAAAGGTGAAATTATTCTGCGCGGCATTTTTAGCTATGTCGCGCTGATGTGCTGATTCATCCAGCAAAATCTTCACCAACAGTCCCACCAATGAACCCACAAGTGGGACACCGGATAACTGCTGGATAAGGTCGCCTCGTGGCAAAACGTAATAGACAACACCGGACGCAAAAAATACACCTGCAATCCAGAAATATACATGCGGTTTTGTTCGGATTATTCCCATGGGAACGGAGGATAGCTGGCATCTCCCGCGAACGACAGAGGCGGGGTAAAACCTGCAACATAGGAGGAAACAACCGTTTCCCATCAAGGGTTCCGAGGGCTTCCTGAAGATCCATTCATGTCCCCAAGGAACCCCCTATGTCCGAGAACATCCCCCTTCACGCCTACGACCTGATCGACGAGCTGGACGCGCGATACCCCGAGGTCATCTACGACCCGAAAGGGGATCACAACGAGTTCCTTCTGAGATCAGGTGAACGTCGGCTGGTGTTGTCCCTCTTGCGAAAGCGTCAGCTCGAAACAGAGGAGCAGCACTAACCCATGTGTACCAGTAAACCCAAGGCCCCCAAGCCCACCGAAGCGGAGAAGCCGGCAATCCTGCTGACCGCCCGTGATGGCATGGGGGATCAGGAGAGTGCAACGACGGGTCGAAAGAATCTCCGCATCGACCTGAATAAGTCCACCTCCACCGCTTACGGAAGCAGCCTCGTTATTCCATCTTGAGCACGTCCCCGCAGACCGTCTCAGCAGAAGGCCGTTACTCTCAGCTCAAGTCTGACCGAAACAATGCCGAGTCCCGCGCAAAGCAATGCGCCGTTCTCACTCTGCCGACGCTTTACAAGGAAGTCTCGAAGGGCAAGTCGAGTTCTTCCCGCACCACTCCGTACCAAGGCACAGGCGCGCGCTGCGTTAACTCGCTATCCGCCCGACTGCTGCTTGCGCTGTTCCCCGCGAACGCCAACTTCTTCAAGTTATCTCCCGATGGCATGGACGCTAACCAGCTCGCAGAGCAGGCCGGCATCCAGCAGGGTGAACTGGAGATGGGCCTCGCTGAGATCGAGCGTACCGTCATCAACGACATCGAAACGTCCGGCATGCGTGGACGCTTGGGCCTCGGCCTGAAGCATCTCGTGGCGACCGGCAACGTGATGATGTACGTGCCCGACGAAGGCAACGCAAAGATGTACCCGCTGACCCGCTACGTCGTTGATCGCGACGGCATGGGTTCGGTCTTGGAGATGATTACCCTCGACAGCATCGCCCCGTCCACCTTGGGCAACGAGCTGAAAGCTTCTCTCGGTCTCGATGAGAAGAAGGGTGCCAAGAACGACGCCGGCCCTGAGCAGGACGTTGACCTCTACACCCGTATCTACCGTGACGGCGAGCTGTGGCAGGTGTACCAGGAAGTGAACGGCAACATCGTTGCTGGCTCCCAAGGCACCTACCCTATCGACGCGTGCCCCTGGATTCCCCTGCGGATTCCCGAGGAAGACGGTGAGGACTACGGCGCTGGTCTGGTCTACGACTACTACGGTGACTTCGACGCACTGGAGAAACTGAGCAAGGCCATCCTCAAGGGCGCTGCAGCAGCCGCAAAGGTTCTGTGGGCACTTGATGAGAACGCAGCGATCCGCCCGAAGGCCATCACCGAAGCCGAGTCTGGCGACGTGCTGCGCTTCAAGGCAGAACAGCTCAAGGCCATCTCGCAAGAGAAGTTCGCTGATTTCAACTTCGTCGGTCAGCACATCGACAAACTCATTGCACGTCTGGAAATGGCGTTCGGTGTTCGCACCTCGATTCAGCGTCAGGGCGAGCGTGTCACCGCAGAGGAAATCCGTTACCTGGCTCAAGAGCTGGAGGATGTACTCGGTGGCATCTACTCGATTCTCGCTGAAGACCTACTGCTCCCTCTGGTTCGCCGAATCATGGATCGCCTCACCCGCGCCCATCGACTCCCCGATCTGCCCCCTGGTCTCATCAAGCCCCGCATCGTTGTCGGCGTCGCCGCCCTCGGTCGTGGTCAGGACATGCGCAAGCTCGTTGAATGGGCAGAGGCCGCACAGCAGGTACTCACGCCGCAGGTGTTCTCGCAGCGTGTGGATGCTGGCGAGCTGATGGCCCGCATGGGCGCAGCCTCCGATCTGACCATGAAGGGACTCATCAAGTCCGATGAGCAGATGGCGCAGGAACAGCAGGACGCAACAGCACACCAGGCCGCCATCCGTGCAGCCCCCACCATCGCAGGTGCCGCTATGGCACCACAAGGAGTTCCAAGTGGCGAAAGCTAACCCCGTGACCGACAAGCCGGCTGATCCGGCAACAACCCCAACAGAGACCGTAACGACTCCGGCCGTTACCGATACAACTCCTGCGGTCACCCCGGAAGCCCCGAAGGCGAAGACGGCTCCGGCCGATCCGCTTGCGAAGTTCAAGACCGTCGTGGACGGCCTGAGCATCTACAACTTCACCGAGACCGCTCTGTGACCGAAAAGACCGAGATCGTCCTGAACGTCGAACCTCCGGTTGAGACCGACACCTCGACAGCAGAAGTTACCTATGGTGGCTTCAAGACCGTCGAGGAGCTGGTCGCCGCTCATGCCGAGCTGACTGCCAAGCAGACCACGCCCGCCAAGACCG